CGACCATTAGTTTAAAACTTTCAGTTAAGATTTGCCGTTTCATAACTCCCGATTTAGTAGGTTTTCGGCCAAATGGCGGGCCTGTTTGATCCCGTTTAAATAGTTTTTGAGGCCGTCGCTCATATTAACGTTTTTTTCGGGGTATTGCCTAACTATCGCGTCAAGTTGCTCGATTAACTCAGAAAGGGAGGTCGCCGCCTGTGCTCTCATTGATTTCTTTTTTCGGGGTTAGGTCGATTGACTCAATTTTTAGGCTCAGGAACTTTTTTCCCGTTTTCGATTCTTTCACCCAGCCCGCGAGTTTATAGGTTTCGCCTTTGATTTTTACCGAGCCTCGGTATTCGGGTTGGCTTCCTGTTTTCTTTTCATCTTTGAATAGGGAACCTTGCCCCTCTTTTAGTTCGAAATTACTCATTTATTTAAATTTTAAGGGTTAACTAATCATTTTCCAACGCTCCTCACCTGTCAGCATATAAAGCTCAGCCATTATCGACCATTGGCGCGCGTTTTCCTTCATATCGGGGCGTAAAGTACGCCGAGCCATTAGGGTAAAAAGTTCGTTTTTAAGTTCTTTTATTCGCTCTTCGTTTTCCATTCCTTAACTAATTTTTTGTAATGCTCAATTTTTTCTTTTACCTCCTCAAGGCTCAGCCTCAAGGGTTCATTTCTGATAGCCATTAATTTCGAGGCGCGTTCAAACCCGATTCGTTCGTTTAATCTTGGGGCGTATTCTAATAAATTCCCGTGGCGATGCTGATTACATTCGACGCATTGGGCGTGAACGTTGTCCTCGTTAAATCGGAGGTTTGGATAAGATCCAACCGAGTAAAAGTGCCCCGCGTCATATTTGGCGGGGAGGGGTTTTCCGCAACTTATACAAGGTTGTTTTAAATCTCTCAGGCGAATGAACTCGTTAAACACTTTTTGAAGCTCTCGGCGGTACTGGCTGACGCTCTTTATATTTTCCCTCATTCGCTTAATTTCCCGTTTCGCTTTTTTTCGCTCTGTTAGGCGGCCCCATTCGATTAAACATTGAGGCTTGGTGCAAGTTGCTTGCAAGCTCGAATAAGTTGGCACGAATGGCGCTTTACAAATTTTGCAACGTTTCATTCGAACAAATTTAATTGGTTCGGGGCCGTTGGCTCAGGCTCGGGCGCTGGGTTCCATTGGTAATTTTGAATCCTTGCGCGGCTAATTTTACAATATTCAGGGTCGAATTCAAGGCCCACGTAATTAAAGCCCTCAAGTTTACATGCGACGCCCGTCGTTCCTGAGCCGTTAAAGGGGTCGAGGACGGTCCCGCCTTTGGGCGTTACTAACTTAACGAGGTACCGCATTAAATCGACAGGTTTAACGGTGGGGTGAAAATTTCTCGCTGTAATATTCTCTCTATCCTTTATTCCCGTTCCACCCCCCCCATTTTTCCATTTTTGCACGTCATTAAATCCTTTTAACCCGTTATCCCTTTCGCTTTTGGATGCTTTCGGGCAATAGAAAAAACGCGCGGCGCTTTCCTCGTTTTCGTTGGGGAATAAGTTTAAAACATCTTCGCTCCCGTCGTGAATTAAGTTAGCGGGCCAGCGGCCTTCAATTTCCCCAATTTCACAAACCTTAATAGTGTTTAATATCGTTCCTTTAAATAATCCTTGGCCTTTTGCTTCATTTGGTGCGCTGATAAATTTGGCGACCTTTTCGGTTCCAACCCTCGCCCCGTCGATATTCAGCCCGCCCGTTCCGTACTTCAAAACGTTGGCCGCGACGGTTTGCTCGATTGGTTTACGGGCGACCGTTATCGGCTCAAGCGCGGGTTTTAAAGCCGTCCCCCAGCCCTCCCATTCCTTCGCGGCGTCGGTTGCGGGGGCGGTTGTTCTACCCCTTTGCGTAAAATCCCCTCCAACGCTTGAAATGGCAAAATTTGCGCGGTTTTCTTTCTTGGAGTTTGTCGGATAAAATTTTTTATCACCTAACCTTATTTTATTACCCAATATTTCCCGCTCAACCCCTTCAGCTTTGTCGATTGCTTTGGAAATATCCAAACTTTTTGGAAATCCTGAGCCGTAAACCCATGCGATTAAATCGCGAATTTCAAAGCCCGCGTCCTCAATATTTACCGCCATTCGATGTTGGGTTCGGGTCCCCGCAAATGCGAGCAAATGTCCGCCAGGCTTAAGAACTCGAAAAACCTCGGCCCAAAGTTCCACCCGTGGTACGTCGTAATCCCATTTTTTACCCATAAAAGAAAGCCCATAAGGAGGGTCGGTAACGACGGCGTCGAAATAATTATCTGGGTACGTTTTGAGCGTGGCGAGGTTATCGCCCTCAATTACTTGTTGGCTCATTGGATCGCTTTTAAAACGGTTCTCGGAATCCTTTTAACCTCAGCCCCCCACGCTTTCCACGCTGGGCCGATTTGGCCGACGTATTTCGCGCGGCCGCTTTTCACGTGGAAAAGTTGGTTTTCCTTGAGGACGTCAAACGATCCATCGGAGTTTTTAAATGCCTTCATAATTCAAAAATATCGTTATTAAGGTTATTGAGTTGGCTTGTGTAATGCATCGTCTCGGGGGTGAAATTAACGCCCAGCATCCCCGTTCGTCCGTTGCGATGTTTGGCGATTATGAACTCGGCCCCGTTAATTGGGGCGTTGGTGTCATAGTAGCCCGCGCGGTAAAGAAAAGCCACGACGTCGGCGTCCTGTTCTAAGCTCCCCGAATCGCGCAAATCGGAAAGCAGCGGCCTTTTATCTTGGCGGGCCTCTACGGCGCGGCTGAGCTGGCTTAATGCGATTACGGGGATTCCGTTCTCTTTTGCGATTAACTTTAAACCCCTCGAAATCGTGCTTATTTCCTGTTCACGGGAGCCGAAATTCTTTTTATTCCCCGCGCTCAGGAGTTGGACGTAATCAATAAACGCCGCTTTGACGTTGGAACGCTCGGCGAGTGTACGGACGCGCGTTTTTAAATCGAGTATGGAAAGGCCTGGGCGGTCGTCGATATAAATCGGGAGGGCGTTTAAACGGTCAACGGTTTGGTAATACGTCCGCTTTTCATCAGGTGTTAACGTGTATTTCGAAAGTTTCTCGGCATTCATTCCCGAAAGCATGGACGCGAGCCTAAAAACGAGTTGAGCCCGTGACATTTCGAGTGAAAAGAACGCGACGGGGTAACCGCTTTGCGCCATGTTGAGCGCCACACTTAACGCGAGGGCGGTTTTGCCCATGCCTGGGCGGGCCGCTATGTAAACGAGGTCGCCTTTTTGGTGGCCTCCGAGGATATGATCCACGTTAGAAATTCCCGTAGGTATTCCGCTCAGGCCGTGGCGCTCGCGCTCCTCAATGCTTTGGGTGGTTTCGGGGGTAATTTGGGAAATATGCGAGGTTTCGCCCTTAAGGTTTGATTTAATGAGGTCGGTTAGTTGTAACGAATAGGAGTTATATAAATCGAACGGGTCGTTTTCGGGCGATAACGCCTCTTCAGCTAACCGCGCCGCCATTTTGGCGAGCTCCCTTTTTAGGTACATTTCGACCATTTGAAGCGCCCACGTCTCAAGGTTAGCCGTAGAACTTACGCGCGTGGTGAGTTCTGATAGATAAATCGGCCCCCCCGCCGCGCTCAATTGTTTCGATTTTCTGAGCGTTTGGGTAACGGTTAAAATATCGATGGGTAAATTTTCATTTTTCAATTTTAGGATAGAATCGAAAATAAGCCCATTACGGGGGTCAAAAAACTTTTCGGGGGTCAATATACCCTCGACGCGTTTAAGTGCGTTAAAATCGAGTAAAATGGCTCCTAGGGCTATTTTTTCGAGTTCGGTATCGTTTGGGGGTGTTAACATGGGTGGTTTTCGGGTTATCCGTGAGGATTGTATTTATAAAGAATATCGGAGCCAGGAACGAGCTCACGATCGAGTTGGCGATAAACCTCCTCGGGTTTGTTGGCTTTGGGTTTATCCTCGAGCCAACGGCCGCCCCTCATTTTTTGGCGCCAATTTTTGACGGGTGTACCTTTTGAGTCTATCCATTCCCCATCGGTGTAATACTGCCAAGCCTTGGCGCCAGCCTCAGCGGTGGAACCGTTTTCGATAAACCACGATTTCACCTCCTCAAGGGTTGGCGGGGTAAAATCTTTTTTTATAGACTTTTTTTCTTGAGTAACATTACCGTTACCGTTTACATTACCCTTTACATTTACATTTACCGCTACGTTTGCTAAATCTTGCTTAGCTAAATTAGCATTTGCTAGCATTTGCTTAGATTTGCTTAGCCCTCCTTTTCGGCCGTTTTCTTTTCTTACCTCCGCGACCCGTTCCCATTTTTCTAAATCGCGCTCCCATTGGTTAATAAAGG